TATGAGTATAGAATGAATATGATAAGTCCGACTAAAAGTACTCTTAGTCAAGCTATTGGAGAAAATGCGGCTAAGACAATGGAAAAAGCTGAACCAGCAATAAATTTATTGTCTACCGGAATGACACTAGCAAATATGGCTGGGTCCCATGCAATAAAATCTAACCCCGTTGCTATGGGAGTAAAAACTGCATGGGATTTAGCCCAATGGGGAAAAAACTATGCGAATCAATCCGACAAAGACAAGGCTAACTATGGAAAGGATGCTAGTGTTTTAGGAACACTCTTTAGATCGGCTCCCGTAATAGGAGTAAACGAACCTCTAGGGGGAATTGTAGGGTATTTGTCTGGTCGAACAAGCCGTCCTGATTTAGACCCATTGTTCAGAAGATACCTTGCTAGTAGAGATATAGATATTAATGATTGGCGAGGACCACCTGTTGTAGGACCACCACCCATAGCACCTGTTGAAAGAGGCATTCTCGCTGCTCCACCGGGCGCCAAAGCCGCTCCTTGGGTTAATCCAAATCTCCCCCCAACACAGCATTCGTTTGATAATTGGGGATATACTGAAGATACAGGAACAACCTCAACTGGAGAAACGTATGATTGGGGCGATTTTTATGCTAAAGGGGGCATTGCAAGTTTAATTGCTTGAAACGACTCACCAGAAAGGCACTAGATCAGAGCTTATAGCAGCCGCTCATCTAGTAAACATGGGTTATTACGTTTTCTCCCCCGTAGTTCATCAACAAGGCCCCATAGACATTATTGCCGTTAATAAAGAAGGAAAAGTTTTTCTTATAGATGCAAAAACAGATTCGTCTAGAGTTAATCCTAAACGTAAAAAACCTGCCCGTATATACAGAACTCGTAGTAAACTTCAAAAAAAATTAAACGTTATATTAGCTTATGTTGGCAAGGATAATAAAGTTCTTTTCGTTCCGGACCTCATAAATCCAAAACCATAAACATCATCTGTCTACAAAAGTACACAACTTTACACAAACTGCATCTTTAAATTTAAGATACATTATGTGATATTTCTTGTCAGAAAACGGAGCATATTGCACCGTTAAATTACAAGAAAGGGTTCATATTATGGATCTAAACAAGACTAATAAACCCCGTTTACTAACGACTAAAGAAGCTTGTTGTTATTTATTTGGGGAACACTCCCGTAGCATGGCCGCTAGACTTTACCGTGCAACGCGAGAACCTAATAGTGGTCTAAAGTCTATTAGGTTACTTCCCAGTGCTCAACATTACTGGTCTATTCTTGAGTTAGATGAACTTGCTAATAACACTAGCGAAGTTTATTCCGAAAAACAATAGTTTTTATCCACCACCAACTTGGGGCAGTCCTTCTGGGGCTGCCCTTTTTTTAATTATTTCGCATTACCCCAATCCGTGCCGATGCCCGTATCAATGACTGATGGTATTTCCATATCAGGAACACAATTCTCCATGAGATATTTTATCTCAGCTACTTGCTCATCGTTTTCAATTGAAAAGCAAAGTTCATCATGCACCGTCAGCATAGGCAAGTAACCCTTCTCAACGCATACCATCATTGCCATCTTGGTCTGATCAGCAGAGGACGCCTGAATCAATCTATTTAATGACTTGTAGGTAAAAGCTACTTGATACCGCGCTGGGTCTAAAGACTTCCACCCCTGATCACGCTCTTCTAATGGAGTAGCCATTACATCTTCCCACCGCTCCTCGAGGCGGTCTTTATGAATTAGAGAGCTTGACCCCTTGTTATAGCCTTTAAGTTCACGCATTGGAAATCGGCACTTTCTGCCCAACAAGGTTTTAATTTCTTGTCTTTCGGACGCTACCTTCATAACAGATGAAGCCATTTCCTTAATAAAAGGAACTTTTTCATCGTAATCATTGCGTATAGCCTTGGCTTCTGAGAACTCAATATCGCCCATAATACTAGCTAATTTACCAATGCCCATACCGTACATGATACCCAAGTTAATAACCTTGGCCGTACTTCGATCCACATCTGCAATGTCAGCAACCATCTGATGAAAATCTAAATCGGTATTCTGGTACTGATTTACTATTTCAACAACCTTTTCGTTATCCCTCGTACTAGGGTTCTTGGAAGCGTAATGCATAAGCCATCTAGGTTCTTGAGCGCTGTAATCAAAACTTCCCCATTTGCACCCCTCTTCCGGTATGAATAATCCCCGTATCATCTTTTTGATTTCAGGATGTTTAGATGGAACTTGCTGTAAGTTAGGATGGCTCGAAGAAAACCTACCGGATACCGTACCCCCATCATCAGATCTCAACTGGTTAAACTGGCAATGGATTCGGCCCTTGTACTGATGGTTAAGTACGGTGTCCACAAAAGTAGTGTTGGCCTTGTTGTACTCACGAATTTCTAAAACTGTTTTTGCAATGGGGTGGGAATTGTTTTTTAGAAAATGCTTAGTAAAACTGGGGGCTTCCGTTTTAGCTGTTCTTTCGTATTTAAGATTGAGAGAATCAAACACACTTGCTAAAGACGTAGCGTTCCACGGCTCTAGCCAAACATTAGTCTCATCATGTATCTTTTTAAGAAGTTTCTTTTCTTTGTTTTCTAAAAACTTTTTAGTTTTATCCGCTTTTTCAAGATCTACTCTAACCCCCTTACGGCGCATCTGAAATATTACAGGAAGTAAAGATAACTCCATTTCCAGGACGTTATCGCAATTTTCCTGAGAAAGTTTGTCTATAAGAATGTGCCATAAGTTTAAAGTAAGTCTAGCGTCCGTCTCAGCATATGAGGCAACTCTTGCCGCTGGAAGCTTCCACATATCTTTCTTAGCGTCAACGCCATGCTGATCGGCTGCCCTTTTTAGATCATACTCTTGTTTCTTTTCGCCAAGGTAAGTAGATCCTAAAGCATTAAGAGAGTAGCTAAATCTGTTTTCATCGAGCAATGGAGCGGCAATCATAGTGTCCAGAACCTTGCCCTTCATCTCTATACCTTCTGATAGTAACCATCCTAAATCGTATTGAGCATTATGGAACACCACATCCATACCGTGATTAAGTTGGTCTTGCATCCAACGGCAAACCGTATTCTTAGACATGTTACCGCCGCCCTCATGGGCAATAGGCAAGTAAGCATTCCATCCTTCCGCTGCTACAGCTATCCCTATCAACTGACCATCGTCCCTTGACCATCCCGGCCCTTTACTGATTAAATTTGGATCACGTGTCTCAACGTCAATAGCTATTATTTTTTCACCGGATAAATCTGGAAGTACGTCTGGCGGAGTCCAAGTTGTCTCATCAAACAAATCTTCTTGCATACTACTATCCTTTTAATTCTGTAACTAATTTATTAGTATAGAACTGCGCCTTTTCAGCGTCTTCCATCCGCTTTCCTTTATAGTCCATTCTCCACAAATATTTAATGATCTGCCCCTTTAAATAAGCGTTAAAACCCTCTTTACCTAATGCCGATTTGACGGCATCCAGACACTCAATTTCTCCATTGGTGTAATGTGGGGGGTGGTTTACATTATCCTTCTTCATATCTCGTAGTATCTCCGTGTCGTAGGTTCTAGAATGTGCAATGATTTTTTAGCTCTTGTTACAGCGACATAAAAAACACGATGCTCAATCGATGGATTTTTTTGATATTGTTTCCATGAGGCGTAAGATAGATCGGTAATAACAAGAATGTTATCACTTTCTCCTCCCTTCATTGAGTGTATGGTGCTTACTTTTATTCTGGGATGTTTAACGTTATCTCCTCTCCGCAAGGCATTAAGTACATAATTTTTTGTATCCAAGTCTATTTTAGATAACGCTTTGTGCCATCTAGTATCGTTACCCCACTTTAAGCCAAGATTTGCTTCAGCAAAAGACATATCTATCAATTGTTCTGAATCTAAAGTAATAAAGCATTTAGCCCGTGGACCATAGCCTTTCTTATAATCAGTTCCCACTTTCATAAAACCGTACATGTTTTTTAAAGCTGGTACGGTTATGCTTCTGCCTTTAACCAGATCCTCCCAAGACATAATCGCGTCATATGTCTGGGGATGTATACTTGTTTTACCATTACGACTATATACCCAACCTTCTTCTTCAAGCTGGCTGGCATAAAAATTAGCTATATGATTAGTTCTGGCTAAGACGCACCAATCACCCTCCTCAAACGGGACGTCCCCAAAGTTCTGGTGATAATGGACAGAACCTTCTTCATCCTTTGGTGACCATGTCTTGGGTGCTCTGTCTTCTATCTGTAAAGCTATTCGTTGGGCTTGATCCCAAACCCGTTTAGGTAATCTATAAGACTGTGTTAGTACTTCCTTCTTTTCTGTAGCCGTTAAGAAAGCCTTAACATCAGCCCCTTGGAATCCCATTATGGCTTGATCGTCATCACCCGTAAATACCTGAAACTTAGGCGTCTCCCTTAGTACATTGACCATGGCCCATTGTAGGGTGGACAAGTCTTGTGCTTCATCAACAAACAAAGCATCTAAATTGGGGGGATCGTCACGCTTTACAAAGCCCTCGATCATGTCCGTAAAGTCTATTTTCTTCTTTGCCTTTTTGTAGCTTTCGTAAGCATCAACAAGTCTGGTTAGTTCTGTCCAGTGTAAATCGTAGTTCTCTGCTTCTCTAAAACAATCCTCCAAAGAATTTTGCAAACTCCTGGATGTCTGGTAGATAGACATGTAGGCATCTCCCTGAGAATACCCAATAATATCGAAGTCACTCTCTCTGGCTGTTTTATTAGAGTTCGTAAAACTCAGGCCCACGGACTTCCCTATCTTGGCAAAATCTTTAGCTGTAACAACATCGTCAACCTTATAGCCCCCCGCTCTAAAAGCCATTGAGTGAAGCGTTTGAAAATAAGGAA